ATCACTATAAAGTTCATTATCGTTTGAAAAAAGCAACCTGTTTCTGTATCTAAATTTATTTGTATAAGCCATAACTATAATTAGAGTTAAAATATAATTTATTCGATAAACACAATATCGCCGTATTCATTAATATAAAAATCTTTTACATATTCGGACTGGCGTCCATCCATTGGTCCACCTTTCGACTCAAATGTTTCGGAAGGGACTTCGCCGTCACTTGGTTCCTCTATTTCGAAAAGAGACTCGGATGCGGCATTGTTATCCTTTGTCATATATTGAAGAACGGGATAGGTCGGTCCTGTACCATGTGGCCAGTCTCTGTTTTCGTTTTCAGCCCACTTATAGGGCTCGCCTGGACGGCGTGGTCCACCGAAGCCAAGTGGATAGTCATGGAGAATTGTCACACTAATACTAACTTCAACTTCCTTTGGGTATACTTTGCCCAAATCATTGTGGCTAGTATACGAGGTTTCTGGTAAATCGGCACTTCCTTGGGCAAATAATCTATCCTTTAGTTCTCCTAATTTAGTTTCTCCGCTCTCGGTGCTCACAGGAGTGGAACTATATTCAAATATGCCTGCATCAAAGTTAGGAGTAAAAGAAAAGTCCGAGACATAAACATTTTCATTTCTAATCAAATTGCCGAAGTTAAGCCTAATGTCAAAAAGTGCTCCTTGGTAATTGTATATGGCAAATCCAAATGGTGTGGTTTCATAGTTCGTATAATACTTTCCATAAACAATGCGAGCTAGATTTTGACAGAATTCTAAATTTTCCTTAGAGTCGGCAACGTTTCTTGCTGGCAATTTAAAACTAAGTTCTATCTTTCTATTAGTTTGAGAATATCTATGTGTTTTGTTCAAAGCACCAAAGTTAGCATCGTGGGTTGACCATGCGGCTTCAAACGATTCATTATAGTTGGTTAAAAAAATAAATCTTGAAAACTCCTCTGATTTTTCAATAACACCCGTTTGGCTTTTATAAATTCGGGATACTTGTAATGGAAAATATTTTGTTCTGCCCGAAGAATTTACATTTGAAAATTGATAACTCATAATTATTTATAACTGGGGTATGTCGGAGGATATGGTTGTCTCCACGGCTCTTCAAGATCCTCACCCATAGCCTCAAGAATGGTGTCAATCTCATGTATACTGGTGGACTCTGGAATAAGTGCCTGTGCGCTAATACTGATTGTTAACAGAATTGGATATAACTCGCCTGGGGCTGGTGTTATAAATCCCTGTTCTGTGCCTAATTGATATGAAATATTTTTTATAAAACACTTTGTGCTATTTTTTGTTGATGAGTCTTTTAAAAAACTTAATCCCGAAATCTCAATATAAGAGCCCACAGCAGTTTTATCTCCATAGTCATACCGAGGATACATCATTTGAAGCAGTAAGTTTACACTTTGCTGATTATATCGTGCTTCATCAACAGATGAGTTTCCTATAACAAAACTAAATGAAATGTTTCTTGCTGTTCCATCTTGCTGAATCATTGGATCCATCTGGGATGTAAAAGTTTGCTCGTTTGTATCTGGGGTGTGAGTGTCGCTGAAATCTTGGATCGCAGCAGGAAAAGATACCGAGTGTCCTGTAGCTACATGTTTAAATGTAACAATATAGTTTTTACCCACTGCGTGGGCTCCAGCGGATCTGCCATCAGAATATATGCCACGATTTATTGCAGAGACAGACATATTGTTTACACCACACTATTTGCTGGTTTTGAACCAGGAGCACCAAAGTGCTTATTAACTGCACTTCCAAACGCTTGTTTATCCATTGTAACTTCCGAGGTCACCTTAATCGGACGATTGTTAAGGTTTCTAATTTCTTTGATGAGTTCTTTATTGTTCACCGATGATCTTTGAGCAACCATATTCGCCAAGTTGGTGGCTGCTGGTGTTTTCTCAACAGGAACAACAACCTCGCCACCATGGGCTGTGATTGGTACTGGACCTGTGCCAGCGATACCACCGCCTGTTGCAAACGCTTTCCTTGCAAGTTTATAACCCTCGTAAGCCATCATTGCTTGACCAAGACCTGGGACAAATCTTCCTCCGAGCTTTCCGAGGGTTCCTAGTCTTCCCAGCCCTGGTATGCGACCGAGCTTGTTCTTGAGCCCACCGAAGCCGCTTTTCATTTTACTAAAGAAGCCTTTTTTACCGCCACCGGGGAGTTTGCTTTTAAGCATGGAGCCGAAGTTGCCAAGTTTCTTTCCTATGGAAGTACCCATAAACTTATCTTTGGCTTTCTTCTTAAATTTACCGAGGAGACCGCCTCCGTCTCCGTCGTCGCCGCCTTTGCCTTTGCCGCGAAGCCTGATCATGAAGAAAGGATTCTTTTTAGAGCCATCTGCGCTACCGGGTTTTTTGCCAGTGAGTTTTTCCATAGCTTTATTTTTTAGTTTATTTAAACCCATACCGCCACCGACAACGGCACCGCCTGCGACGGCACTTCCAAACGCCCCGCCGAGTCCTGGTATCGATTTAATCCCCCGAACGGTGGACGCAAAGGCTCCAACTATAAGTTTAGCGAAATCCATCAAAGGTTGAATAGCAACTGCCAATTCGCGTGCAAGTGCTGCAAGCTCGGCTTTAAGATCCATTGTAGCTTTAAGATTCGCTTTTCTCTCTTCGGCTTGTTTTTTTTGCTCCTCAGTTATTTCTTCAGAAAGGAATAGTCCGCGTATTTCCTGTTCGTTAAGCCCACTTGCGTTAGCAATTGCTTTTCTTTGGAACACTGTTAATTCTTCAAAACTACCAACTGAGCCTAACAAACCTTGTCGCAGTTGTTCGATAACTGCGTCTGGTCCTTCTAACTGGGCTTCAAGCAGACCCATGGTGTCAAACATCTGTGTACCGAGAACAGCGTTTAGATTACCTGCTGCCTTAGCGGCTTCATCAAATGTGTCGAATCTTTCTGCGATACCAGCCAATTCGTTGACAGAGATTCCTGTTTCAAGTGCTCTTTCTTGAAGTTCTTTAAATGCTGGAACAACTTGATCTGCTGATAAAGATGCTAATTTAGGCAGAGACTTGTTGAGATTGCCGACTGCCTCACTAACAGATATTCCAAGCTCACCAGCAAGCACTCTCGTTTCTTCTGTGACTTGAGTAACCTGTTCGGCATTCATTCCGAATGTTCTTGTTAGGCTTTGGAACACACCCGTAGTAGTATTACCAGAGACTCCAAGACGCTCTAATTGTGCCACCTCATCGGCAAGCACATTCTGCACTTCAGTGCCCATTAAACCAAAACCAGACAGACCTTCTACAAGGCTCTGCAATGCGTCGGCTGAGTCTTCAACGGATACACCAAATTGTCGATTGCTTGCTTCAAGCTGCAAAATTTGCTTGTTAAAAGACTTGCCCATACCTGTTGCGCGGGCGAAGCCAGCCGTAGCTTCATCGTTGGCAATGAGCAGTTTTTTTGTATTTTTAAAAAGGGCTCCGGCTGCGGAGGCTGCAAAATCAAGATTATCGACATATTCAGCGATTGCCTCTACTTGGGCATCATATAATTCTTTCTGCTTCTCAGCATCGACCTCTAAAGCCTTATATGATTTTCTTAATTTAAAGAAAGAACCAACAAGAGTGTCAGAGCCATCAGTTATACCAGTCAGGCTGACAATGGTCTTATCTAAGTTGCTATTAAAATTATTGGCGGCTTGCTTGGCTTCTGTGAAGGCTTTTGATAGCTTGATGAAATTTTCAATTGTATCATCAAACTCTGCGTTAACGGCTGATAGGATATCTCCAAATTCAGAATATTCGACAAGAGACTCAGAGAGTTTGGAAAATTGATCAGCAAAATCACCAAAGCCAGACGCTTCGGCTTTCTTTGCTGCTAGTAGTATTTTATCTAAAAGTTTACCGGCGTCTTCAGCCATAATTAACTACCTCCTACGCAAATGGCCACGGAATTCCAGTAGCTTTTTCAAATTGTTGAAGGGCTCTATCTAAAGAAGACTTGCTTCTATAAGTCCTTTGGTCATTAAGCCCGTACTTCTTCATTGCTTTAAGATACCTTGCTTCATTACCCAAAGCAGCTTTAAACAACTCAACATCGTTTCTCTTGCCCCTTATTCTAACAGGGGGCATGCGACCTCGCCCAAACATTCCTTGGAGCATCAACTCGATTTGTCCACCAAATGCTGCAAGACCAGACTCGTTTAAAAGTCCCTCTTTTTTCATATTTAAATTAATTTCAATTTCAACCAAGTCGTTTGGTTCATTCATTGTAAAGACCTCCGAGTATACTTATCTCTTATAAATAGTTTCACACAAAAAGAAACGGGCATTTCTGCCCGTTTTTATTATTACCCTTTTCTTGAGGCTTCCTTGTAAGCCTTGTTTTCATCTTCAAAATGTTTTGATAATCTTCTAACAAACCAGTTGCGTAGTTTAACTGGGAGATTATAAGCCTCGATGAAACTCCAGCCTCCGTGCATTTTTAAGTAAAAGAACTGCTCATAGACAGATGTCATATACTCATCAGTTAGGCCAAAAAAACTCCGAAGTGAACGGCACCGCCATTTCGGTCGTCGTACCGCAAGACGTACATTCAAAGCTCTGTGTCATCTCAACATTGGGAGTAACCAACTGCACGCAGGCACGCAGGAAACGCGCATCTTGCGCTGGCATATTGTCAATGAAGTTGGCAATCTCTGAGGGTGTATTTACTCCGTTAATAGAAACAACAAGCTGTTTTAGCAAAGTTGTAGAAGAGGACTCTGGTAAATTTAATTTTCTGAGCCTGGAGGCTGCTTGTTCGATGAAATTCTCGTCTCCACCATTCAACAATCTAAACTCAGCAGTAAATTGAGTTTTAGGCATGGTCGCGGCGAATGTTCCCTCTGATGTTAGCGAAATATTTTCAGTATCATCATCAGGTTGAATACCATGAGTATGTGGAATTTGAGATAAATCGAAGGTATGATCGATGCTTGTGTTACAAGTAGGGCAAGTAACATTTACTTCATATTGCTCCCCATAACCGGAAATTCTTGCAGCGAGTGTTATAGCATTCTTATCACCAATAAGCAAACTGGTCGCGTCAATGTTTTTGTCAACGATAAGGTTTTCAATCAATCTGTCAATCGCTACGCCGTTCTTAAGCAAAGCAGGGGAAGTTAGAATATCCTCATCCTTTGCTGTCATGTATCTCATCTCAATCACTTCTTTACCGCAAAGGGGATGATCTGTGGAATAGAACTTGCCACGAGAAGGAAGTTCAACAAATTCTGTTGGAGTTATATACGAAAGCGAAGTTGGTGCTGCCGGGGTTGTTGGCGCTGTCGTTGCAGCAGTAGCATCCGTGGCAGCAGCAGTTCGCTGCTTATTTCTAGACATTTACACCTCTTTTAAAATAGTCTATGCACATTATAACGTATCTGTGCTTATATTTTAAATAGTTTTATTTAAAAAAAATCAGGAGCCACGCGCTTGGACATCGCCGCGCTGGTACTCTGCCCAATCGTATTGAACATCAATGGTAATATCAACCATGTCCTCGGACTCGTATGTATGATCGCCAAAGTCCACACTAGTTAAGAATGCGTTAAGGAACTGCCAGTTTCCAACAACGATAGTCTCAGGGGAACCTGGACGTGTTCCCATCTCTTTGATAACCAAGTTACCAAGAGCAGAGGAAGCTGATTCTTTAGTGATCGTGGAGCCAATAGCGGCTTTAACACTTGTGGGCTTCTCAATACCGATGCTTGAGAGGTACTCATAGAGAAGTGCGGCACCATTTGGGTTAACAGGATCAACCAAGGTTAAACTAATAGATTTCCACTCCACTCTTCCTGGGTAGTGGAAAGTGTGGTTAAAGAATTTATGAGGGTTTGATTCGACAGTATAAGACGGACGATCAACGGACTTTGCAAGGAATTGCAAGTTCTGTGCTCCGATTGTAAGTTCAATCAAATATCTAAATTGTCTTTTGGGCTCAAATTCTGGGTTTAACCAAAAATTGGATTTCTGAATTGGCATTATTTGTTAGTCTCCTGTTGTAGTATATAGTGCTTTATTTATTAATCCTCAAAACCTGCGCCGGTATTTGTGATAACAAAATCAAGAGCAATGTATTCAATCGCTCGTGCAGGCTTCAGGAAGATCTTGGCGTACATGATGTTTCTATCAATCAACTCTGGAGTCGTGGTGGACTCGTCGAGAATGACGCGGTAGTCGGTCAAGCCAAGGCGGGACTGGACACTTCGGAGGAAAGGATCAACCTTTGATAAGAAGCGGTTCCAAGTTGCTGGGACGTTCTGGTCAAACAAGATTGTCGCAGCGATTCGAGAAATTTCTTTCTTTACAAAAATCATGAGACGACGAACATTGATTCGGTCAAGCGCGGAAGGGGTAACCTGAAGGGTTTTTTGACCGAAGATTACAATACCCTCTGCTGGGAATGTGGCAATCGGATTAATGTTTGCCTCATAGAGATCATCACGTTCCTTGGAGTTCAAGCGAGCGCGAGTTTGAATGACCGGGATACCAGCAGAGCCCTCTGTCAAACCGCCGCGTGTAAATCCGGCTGGAGCAAACCAAAGTTCTGAATTTCTCTGTGCGCTTGAGAATGTTCCAAGAGCAACAACTGAAGGCGGTACGAATACGAGCGAGTCGCTGATTGTGTCTTGGATTTGGACCCAAGGATAGTAACAAGCACCATAACTGCTGTTAAGCTGTCTCGCTCTTAAGTTAGAGACTGCGGTTGCCACGGTGCCAGCGTTAGTTTGCTGATCACTTGTGTTCTCAGTTTGTGGCACATATCCACTATCAATGTCAATAAGACCAAGTGCATCACCTCTTTTCTCACAGATCTCAAGAACCTTGGCAGTCAAGGCAGAGTTATAGATACCGGGAACCGTCAAGAGGTTCATTTCACAAGACTCTGGATCTGCAATTGTATCAAGAGCGCGTCTCACACTATAATAAGCGTAGTTTGTTGTGTCGGCTCCGCCTGCAAGGTCGGTATTGTTAAATGGCTCTTTTTCTCTTATATCGAGCCCATCAAATCCACCAACGAGTGGAACAGTGAATCGGTTGTAACCCATATCGAGAACTTGTTCATAGGTTCCGCTGGTCGCTGTAAAAGATGTTCCTGCTACACGCGAGCCAGATGAATAAACTGCAACCTCACCAGCGGCTCCACCATTAGAGGACTTCAGGTCGTCAAGGGTAAAGATATAAGATCTTTCAGTTCCGGCTCCGACCGCAAAAGCATCTGCGGAATTTGGCAGTGCTCTAACAATATCAATGTAACTGCTTTCAAAACGATTATTACCATTTTGTGAAGTATCGACACCAAAATAAGCATCTGTTGGATCTGGTATATCCCCATCGGAAGCGCTGACTCTTAACGGAATTGCTGGATAATTTAATGTTCCAGTGAAATGACCATCGGTACTTGTGCCATCTTGGACAAACCAGAACGGGTTATGATTACCATGAAGGAATGGATGTGAGATGCCAGAGGCACCTGTAACATAAGTATCAGCAGGAGTGTCACTACCGGAGAGAACTGTTCCCCAGTTCTTGAATCGAACTGGACCGAAAGATCCGAACGGAAGAAGTCTTGCATCAGTGGCTGCGGCTTCAACATCTTCATTTACTTCAACGCGAATAATGGCTGAATTATTTTGATAGTTTCCGTATGTGCGATAACGACGTTGAGTGTCGTCCCACACGAGGTATTGATCACCAATAACTCTTCCAATATATTTTGGATGATTAGGGTTAAGGTTAACAGAAGTGAATCTTTCTAAGATTATTGGTGTATTGTCGCTATCTTTAACATCGCGAACTTCGACATTAAAAGAGCCATAAGGATCAAGCTCAGTTGTTGAAGCCTTAATCCCACTAATAGAAATCTTAACTCTTCTCTGTTGATCATCGCCAGAATCAAGTGTGTGAAATTTAAACAGCTTTGTCATGTTGTTGGCATCAAAGCCGGAGTAAGCAGACTGGAGATGTTGAGAGATAAACCAAGGAGTCTGTGCTGCTCGGAATCCAAAGCGGAAATTGGCAGCGTTGCTAGAGCCGCTGTCTAAACCAAGGATAATACCAAAAGTTTCTCCAGTGGTTATGTTGTCAGCCACTTCTCTTTCATAGGTTGGTCCAAGCCAGTAAACCTCTGCTTGTGCTGTTCTTGTAATATCACTGTTAATAAGTGTTGGATTTGTGTTAAACACTTTTCGGATATATTTTGAACTTGAACGATCAAAGTTGAATGATGTTTCGTGTAAAACTGTTTGGGTGGCTGGATCTGTAGCCGCTGACTTAATAAGGACTTTAAATTCCTTTGTTCCGGCACCTGTAACACCAGCAGCATTTAAGTCTTTCATTAAGACGGCAGAACCAGTTGCAATTGTAGTGCTGTTTCTAACTGTGCCAGAAAGCTCAATTGTGCCTTCATTAAGATACCAAACGGCTGCAAGAACACCAGTAACAGGTGTATCAAACGATGCAGATGGAAACATAAATAAACCATAAGCGCCGCCGTTGTTGGCTTTGTCAGCCATATTAGAACCAGAGGTTTCGAAACCTGCCTCACCTGCTCCACCATCAGCAACTTGTGAGCTTTGTCCACCAAGGAGACGAACGATGGTTGTAGCATTGCTGTTACGCAAGTAAGCTTGCGCTGCGTATGCAGCATAAGTTGGTGCGGTATAATTACCATCTCGCCATACATCGCCACCGGCTCCGCCAGGAATGGGGTTACCAAAAATTTCCACATACTCTGAAAAAGAATTAACTTTAACAGGGCGCATTCCTGGTCCTCGCTCTGTTCGTCCAATAACCACTGGACCGACCTCATCTGGGGTGGCGGGTAATTGGGAATCGTCGATTTCGTTGATGAAAATACCGGGTGAAATAAACTTAAAAGATTTAACTGACATTATGAAGTGTCTCCTTGTCGCTCTTCAATATCGTATGAATAAAAATATTCTGATTATCGTTAATAAATAGTTAATAAATTGACGAAAGTCCTAAATATAACTTTATGACCGATAAAAAGGAACATTGCCGCTGACATGAACATGTTCGGGCATATCTCCCAAGATTACATGCTCTCTTGGAATCTTTACTTCAACGGCGTTTTCTCTGCGTACAATCTTGGGGCGCTCTTCGTTTTTGTCGGCTCCAATGATATATCCAATAACTCTAAAACTAATTTCAGTCTCATAACCTCGGGCATCTTCGAGCAATGACGAAGCGTTATTATTTAGTGTGTAATCCGAGTCAATAAACACTTCAAAACGATGATTGTCCTTTTCAATTACAAAGTAATTTACAGCACCAGTCTTAGTCATGAAGGGTGTAATTATTTCGTTAATCTGTTGTTGGTATTCTGACATCACTGTTAATGTATAAGTAACCTCAAGATAAACTGGTATCGGAACCGTGATTGTTTCATAAACTACTTTTTCGTTCTTTCTTGGGAAGTTGTTCTGATTAGTGCCTATGCCATCTAAAACTAGTTTTTTTGAATCAGCATTTGCAAAGTTTGNTGTTTTGTCCTGCTTGATTGTTCTTGCAANAGTCATCGAGCCACCTTTANTATCAGGCGCATTCATTGNTGCTGCATAATAGGCACCACGCTTTGCAAGNTCTTTTGTAATNCCTGTGCGCTCAATCGACATTATAGGGTAGATAAGCCACCCGTTAACATCGCGAAGTTCTCTATTATGTTTAATTTGAAAAGCACGTTCAGCGCCTGCCCAGATAAAAGGCACTTTTTTAAAACCTTTGTTTGTACTACAGAAGATGTTAAGCTCGTCGTCAATATATTCAAACAAGGCGCGGTCGATTGTCTCAATAGTTGATGGCTGAATCTCTAACTCTTTTAATG